ATACTCCTCTAAAGAAAGGGTATATAACAACTGTCCCTGGTCAACAAGAATATGATTTGCAAGTATTGTGGGCAAATGTCAGTGAAAGTGGAAACAGAATAGAAATTAGAAAAGTATATCACGAAATGCCGCCTGCAATTGCCAGATATTATGATCCATTTGCAACCACAGGATTAGGATTAACTAATCTTATGGGTGAATTTGGATTTGATGGATATTCCCCGCCAGTAACATTCGTTATGATGCCTGCATATGAAGATTTACTTCGTATTCAAGCAATCGAAGTTAACGATATGATTCGTAAGAGTCAATATTCATTTCAAATTTACGATAATAAAATTAGATTCACTCCTATTTTTACTCAAGATAGATGGAATGGAGTAAAAATTTGGTTTGACTATATGGTAGAAAAAGATAAATCCGCAAGCCAAATTGCATCAGGATCATCAGTAGTATCTGATATCAGTAATGTTCCATATGAACATATAAGCTATTCTACAATTAATTCAATTGGAAGAGCTTGGATTTACAAGTATGCATTATCTTCTGCTAAAGAAATGCTCGGAAACATTCGTAGTAAATATCAAACTATCCCAATTCCAAATAGAGAAATTAGACTTGATGGTGATATTTTACGAAGAGAAGCTGCCGAAGAAAAACAACTTCTGTTAAAAGAATTACGAGATACATTAGAACAAACCGGATTACAGAAGCAAATGGAAAAGCAAGCAGCAAATGCAGAGCATATGAGTCAAATTTTACAATACGTACCTACCATGATTTACATAGGATAACATGCCTAGATTTGTAACACCACGAGATTTTGAATTTTTACAAAAATTAAATAGAGAATTAATGGTAGAGATTGTCGATAATTCGGTGATCTTGTATAAAGCACATCCAGAATATACAAAAGTTAATATCTATGGCGAAAGTACAGAAAAAATACGGTATACAGGTGTGCAATTATCGGCGTTGGTTAAGTATGGTGATAATGTTCCAGTAGATGATGGATTTGGATATGATACGAAACAAGAAGTAGAATTTCATTTTGTTCGTAGACTATTGGAAGAAGTGGATGTTATGCCAGATGAGGGTGATATTATTAAGTTTAATGATCTGTATTATGAAATATTTAATACGTCAGAAACTCAACTTATCGCCAATCGACCTGAATTTACCGTTTCTATAATTTGCAAGGCATATCTAACTCGTAAGAGTAATCTTAATATTGAGGAACGTCAGGTATGAATAGAAATCCATATAAAGCATACGATCCAGAAATTCCTCGTCGGGTTGATGCAAAGCAATCTACAATTGGTATAGAAAATAGAGCATCCGATGTAAAGCTATTAGAAGATACGGGGAATCCTGCATCTATTAGATTTTATACTGTAGATAGCACTATTATGAAGTATCTAGAAAATAAAATAAATCCTATTGTAACTCAGGACGGAAGTGCGGTGAAAGTTCCTGTGGTATATGGAAATTCTGAACGGTGGAAGGGAGTTCAGAAAAATGGAGTTATACGAGACAAATTTAATAAGATTCAATTGCCCATAATTATGATACGCAGAACGGGCATAGAAAGAGGAAAAAATTCATCTCCTGTTAACAAATATTTAACTACTAGCTTTAAAACTGGGTGGAATAGATATACTCCATATGATAAATTTAATGTTTTAAATGGAATAACACCAAGTCGCCAACACTATAATTTAGTGGTTCCGGACTATTATGATTTTACATATGATTTATATATTTGGACGGAATACGTAGAACAAATGAATAAAATTATAGAAGAAATTACATTTGAATTAGATGAGTTTTGGGGCGAAAAGAATGGGTATAAATTTAGAGTTACCGCAGATCAATTTAATATGCAGTTAGAAACTCCATCCGATGGGGAACGAATGGTTAGAACCAAAGCTACCCTCACTGCACATGCATATCTACTGCCAGAAAAAATGCTTGATAAAAATGGTATGCCGACCCCAGTTAGTAAGATTTCATATAGTCCTAAGAAGATCGTTACGTTCACTGAAATAGTAGATAATATTGATTGAAAAAACTGATTTTCGAAAATATATTAAATATTTATGATACGAGGACCATTATAATCAAAAAGGGGTTATATGAGAAAATTAACACAAGAAGAACACTCAAGCGTTTTATCGATTCAGCAGAGAGTTGTAACTTTATTCACAGAAGTTGGGCAGCTTTATTTAAAAAAATCTGTATTGCAATCTGAATTAGACGTAATAGATGGTGAGTTAAAAACCAAACAAAACGAGTTCAGTCAAGTAGGAAAAGAACAGAGTGAGTTATATAACAAGTTATTGGAAAAATACGGTGAAGGAGAATTTGATCCAGAAACCGGCGAGTTTAAATAAACCTGAAAATTAATAATCTGTTTGGAGACTCTGTATGGCAGAAAGAATTGTAAGCCCCGGTGTGTTTACCCAAGAAAGAGATTTAAGCTTTCTTGAACAAGGTATTGCAGAAATCGGTGGTGTATTTATCGGACCCACCGCAAAAGGTCCAGCATTTATTCCAACCGTAGTTGAAGGATCGAACGATTTCGTTCGAGTTTTTGGTGAAGCCGACAGTAATTCATACATGGGATATACTGTTAAAAATTATTTACAAGAAGCAGGCCGCGCAACGATTGTTCGTGTTCTTGGATTGGAAGGGTATTCTGGATCAATAGCAAGACCAAGATTCTTATATGCTACAGGTTCAAATGGTAAATATCTATACGCCATTTTACACCCAACCCAAACAGGAGCATCAATTACAGGTGCTACAGCTACGGGTAACACTGGATCATTTACATTAACATTGACCAGTTCCGCAGGTGTATCTTCGTCACAAGCAGGATTAAGTTCAGTGGCATCATCAACCTCATATATTCAACAATATTTGGGCACTGATCCTGCTGGAGATAAAATTGCATATCTTTATGCATTCTTCCCAGAAGCATCAACATTAGCAGGAAGCGGTTCAAGCGTATCATTCGTATCAGAAGCACCAACAGTTTCTGGTGCTACTGTAACAGAATTAGATTTTACTGGCGTTCAATATAGCAACGCATATACGCCTTGGATTCAATCTCAAACAGTAGGCGGAAATAGACTTGATTTGTTTAAGGTACACACATTAAGTGATGGTGTTGCTGCAAACAAAGACATCAAGATTTCTATCGTTGGAATCAAGCCAGATACGTTAGATGCGACCAACAACTTCGGTACATTCACACTTACAGTTCGTAGATTTGGTGATACCGATTCGAACGTAGAAGTATTGGAGCAATGGGATGGATTATCATTAGATCCAAATTCGGCAAATTATATTGCTCGTAGAATCGGATCAAGTGCACCGTTCTATGATTCAGACACAGGTGAAACATATTACAACGGTGAATTCAGAAACAACTCCAAGTATATTAGAGTTGAAATGGCAGAAGGAGTGATCCCACCTGCGGCATTACCATATGGATTTGGAACTATGTATGCTCCTGCAAACTTAGTTGCAAGCACATTCTTAACCGGTTCGTGGGTAACTACACGTTGGGTAGATGGTGAAACTCAAGGATGGTCAACTACTGCAACTGATACGAAGAAGTATTATGGTTGGGATTTCACTGACACAAATTTGACAAACTTGTCATATTTGAATGCTATTCCTGAAAATGCAGACATAGTTGGAAGCGAATTTAGTTTAGAAAACGTACCTTCCACCGAAGCAGATGGCAGTCAAATTTCACTAACAACTACTTCTCATTTGAAGTATCGTAAGTTTACAGTTCCATTCCAAGGTGGGTTTGATGGATTAAATCCTGCTCGTGAATTTAAGTTAGGCGCAGATATTACTACGCAAAATTCACAAGGATTTAATTTACAAACTGCTGCTACGGATGGATCACAAGCATATAAGAGAGCATTAACAGCAGTAAGTAATCCAGATTCAGTAGATATGAATTTGTTGATTCTACCTGGCGTAATCTATGAATTACATTCTTATGTTGCAACAGAAGCTCTTACACTTTGTGAAGAACGTCAAGACTGCTTCTATATTATGGATTTAACACAATATAGTTCAACAATTGACAATGCAGTAAATAAAGCAGCAGAAATTGATAGCAACTATACAGCAGTATATTATCCTTGGGTAAAGGTAATTGACACAAATACCAACAAGTTTATCTGGGCACCACCTTCAGTAGTATTGCCTGAAGTATATGCCTACAACGATAGCGTTGCCGCTGAATGGTTTGCACCAGCAGGATTAAATCGTGGTAGCATCGAAGGTGCAGTAGGTGTTGCTAAGAGATTAAACTTGGCGGGAAGAGATACCTTATACGAAGGAAAGGTCAATCCAATTGCATCATTCCCAGGACAAGGTATCTGTGTATGGGGTCAAAAGACATTACAACGTAGAAAGTCAGCTCTTGATCGTGTAAATGTTCGTCGTCTCTTGATCGCAGTTAAGAAATTCATTGCAAGTTCTTCACGTTATTTGGTATTCGAACAAAACGTAGAAGCTACACGCAACCGTTTCTTAAACATTGTAAATCCATATCTGGCAAGCATCCAAGAACGTTCAGGATTGTATGCATTCAAGGTAATTATGGATGAAACAAACAATACACCTGATGTAATTGATCGTAACTTCTTGGTTGGTCAATTGTATCTACAACCAACAAAGACTGCTGAATTCATTTCATTAGAATTCAACATTCTCCCAACAGGCGCAACATTCCCTGGAGCTTAATTAAATAATGTATAATAGTGGGGTGAAACTCCCCACTATTATATAAATTTGATTAAAATTTAGTATTGTAATATTTATTAATAATGGTTTCAAATAAACTAATAAAAATTCGCCGCCTCGGAGAATAATATGGCAAATCTAGTAAATGAACAAGA